AGGTTTAGAAATATTATTAATAATAACATATATTATTACAATACTTAATAATATTATACTTGATAAAAGTATTAACATATATATATATATATATTATAATATTTTATAAAGTATTTGCAATAAAATCATCACGTAATTTTTTAAAATCTAATTCTTTTACTGAAAGCAGTGAATAAGGAAGATTAATAATTGGTATTACTCCATATATTTCAGCAAATGATAAAATATCATTTTTTAAATTATTATAATTTTTTTTCATTATTGCAATTATTTCATTCTCAAACTTTTTAAATAATTCAGGGTGTATTTTTTTATTAATTACATGTAATATTCCTATTTGATAAGTATTATATTGTATATATTGCGAATACTGGATTGATTTAATATCATCAGGTTTAATATTATCATACCCAGGTTCATTACGTAATGGTACATCTGATAACAATGATTGAAGTGATAATATGACAGATTTTAATGTCATCACTGGTTCCCATTTCGGTCCTGTCCATGTTCCCAATATAGATAAACATACTTTACCATTAGCATATAAATTTGGATTAAAACGAACTACTCCATCTGTTGTTAAAAACTTTACAGTAGGTGATGTGATAGGATAAGTTGTAGGAAATTTAATCTCAAATAAAAATAATCCACCATAATATGGTGTTCCTGATGGACCTATTATCAGACTATATATTGTTGTTATATCATTTTTGTCAAAATTAATGTAAATATCATCAGGTTTATTTTTATTAAAATCCATAATGTCATTTACTATTCTTAAATTAGATTTATTCATATTATAACACTCTTATTGAACTTTTATTTAGATGTGTATTTTTGCGACGCATGATGACAAAATGTTGTTTTACATGGTATTGTATACTATGATATCATGTATTATGACGTTATTCGAAGGGGTATAAAAATTTGAAAATAAATATTTAAAAATAACATTCTTAACATACTATAATAATAAGATGACTTCTAAAAGTAACACTAAAGAGATTAAACAGAAAATCGAAGAATTGCTCAATGAGCATAGGACAGCCCCAGGTGTTGCTGAATTTACGCATGTATCATTAGGTGGTGTTACCTTTCCAGGTAAATTCAACTTTGATAATAATAAAAAAAGAGAAAAATTATCAAAATATTTAGCATCAGCAATGAAATATAATTTAAATTTTTCAATTGCTGAAAAATTACAATTATATGCACCTATTATGATAGATATTGATTTGAGATTTCCAAAAGATCAACATAATGGTGACCGTCTTTACGATGATAAGATGATATGTAATATTATTAATATATATAGAAAAACAATTAAAAAATTCTTAAAAACAACTGATAACGAATTAACTAGTTTTATATTTGAAAAAGAAAGATGTGGTGAAAAAAATGATGAGATTTGCGATGGTATTCATATTTGGTTTCCCTATTTAACTTGTTTAGATAAAGTTAGGAAAATTATTTATAAAACGGTATATGATGAAACAATGAATTTAGGAATGTTTGACACATTTTCAAATAATACAGAAGCATTAGATGAAAAAATTGTTACAACAAATCCATGGTTAATGTATGGATGCTGTAAACCTTCTGGTAATCCATATAGTTTAAAAAGAATATATGATTATAATAATAATATAATTGATTGTAAAACATTGGGTAGTAATGAGGATATTATTAATTTACTAAGTTTGCGTCATACTAAATGGAATGAAAGTAATATGACTCCATTAAATAGTGATATTAATATGGATTATATTACAAATAATACTACAAATACAACGGATGATATTGATAAAATGAATGAATCATTAGATGATATGATTCCTACCGATCGATTAGAATTAATAGAAAAATCAATAACTTTGACAGAAATGTTAAATCAAAAACGCGCGAATAATTGGCATGAATGGATTAGAGTCGGATGGTCTCTTCATAATACACATAAATGTTTAATTGATACTTGGATACAATTTTCAAAAAGGTCAAAGAAATTTGTTCCAGGTGAATGTGAACGTGTCTGGTCTAATATGAGAGACGATGGTTATACAATTAGATCTTTAATGTTATGGGCAAAAGAAGATAACATTGAAGAATATAATAAATTTATAAAAGAAGATTTTGAAAATAATCTAAAAAAAAATTCTGTCAACAATACTTTCATGATTGCCAAAGCACTTTATTGTAAGTATTTTGATAAATTTGTTTGCGCAAATCCAAAAGATAATGTATGGTATTATTTTGTAGAACATCGCTGGAAGAAAGATCCAAATGGTGGAAAATTAATTACAAAGATTTCAAGTGAATTTGCTAATCATTATATTGTGATGGCACAAGATGCTAATAGGAAAGCGATTGAAGCAAGTGGATCTGAAAAGAAAACATTTTTAGATAGTGCTATATACTTTAATAAAATAGCAGAACATTTGATGGATATTAGTTTCAAAGAGAAAATAATGAAAGAAGCGAGATATCTATTTCATGATGAGAATTTTATTAAGAGACTTGATGAAAATCCATTATTAATTGGTTTTGAGAATGGTGTATATGATTTAAGTTTAAAGACATTTAGAAAAGGACATCCTGATGATCATATTTCATTTTCTACTAAAACTAATTACATGAAGTGGTCTGAAGCAAACCCATATGCAAAGCAAATACACGATTTCTTCAATAAAATTCTACCAAATAAAAATGTAAGGGATTATTTTTTATCTCGTCTATCAACGTGTGTATCGGGAGAAAATCGAGAAGAGAAATTTTATTTTTGTACCGGTAGTGGGTCTAATGGTAAATCTTTATGTTTTCAATTAGTAAGTGAAGCGCTTGGAGATTATTATATATCTTGTCCAATTACAATTATTACAAGAAAACGAGGCGCTTCTAATGCTGCTTCTCCTGAAATGGCAAGAATGAAAGGACCACGCATTGGTGTATACCAAGAACCAGGAATTGACGAAGAGATTAATGTAGGGATATTTAAAGAAATCTCAGGTAATGATAAATTTATGGTACGAGGATTATACCAAGAACCAATTGAAGTTAAATCTCAAATGAAAAGTTGGATGACTACAAATGAACTCCCTGAAGTTAAATCAGATGATGGTGGTACATGGCGTCGTTTACGAGTTATTGATTTTAATTCAAAGTTCGTAGAAAATCCAGATCCATTAAATGCTAATGAATTTTTACTAGATGATACATTAAAAAGTAAAATTTCATTATGGGCACCAGCATTCACTAGTTATTTGATTCATATTTACACTACATTATATGATGTTCCAAATAAAGTACCAGAACCAGAAGAAGTACAAATGAGTACAAATAAGTATCGTAAAGATCAAGATCTTGTTAGAGAATATTATGATAGTATGATTGAGATAACCGAAAATAAAATGGATACACTAAAGAAAAAAGATCTTTTTACTCATTTCAAACTATGGTTTAAAGAAATTCACGAAGGTGAAGTGATGCCAAAATCAAAAAAAGTATATGATTTTATTGAAAAAGAAATAAAACAAAAATACGGTGTTAATGGTTGGCCATATATAAGATTTAGACGAGAACCTACATTGAATTCTGATGGTGTTTATGAAGAAGAAAACGCACCAAACGATCTTGATGTATAATACGTGTAATATGATACTTTTAATAAAATAATAATATAATTATATTATTATTTTATGAATTATTTTATGAATTATTTTATGAATTAATTTTATCAATTAATATTAATATGATTGATTCTATAATAATTGGATTATCTGGTGTTATATTTGCCTTAGTAGTAATAAATATTATAATACCGATGGAAAAAAGAATTACTATTAATAATACTAGAACCTATTTAATAATTTTTTTAATCGGTATTATAGTTAATACTATTGCTGAATCAATTGATCTAACTAATATATATAATATGAAACATTTTCAAACAACAATTAAAATGTTATCTATGCAATAAATTTATTTATAGTATTAATAATTACATTAACTTCTTGTATATTTATTTGCTTTTTTTGTTTTATTATATATAAATATATATAACATTTCATGTATACAGATGTATTACATTTACCTATAATCAATATTGTATTTATCCATTCTAAAAATTTCATATTTACATCACTGTCCAATACAAAATTAGTTACAATATAGGTATTTGTATATATAATTATATTTTCAATCATATGATCGCTTAAATACATTTGTTCTGACAAATTAAGTGTTTTAATTTTATCAAATATAGTTATTTTTATATCTTCATTCATTATATATAAAATATAATGAAATAATTTACAATAAGTATCATAATACGATAAATCTAAATGTAATATTAATATAAGTGCTTTTATTAAATTTAATAATATTTCTTCGTCAATTAACGTTATCTCTAACATAGTGATTAATAACTTTGCTATTTTTACACTATCATTCATATCCATAAAATAATTAAATAGAGATGTAATTTCCAACGTATTCTTCATTAAAATGTATAATAAAATAATATTTTCTAATCATAATTTGTTAAACTATATATTTTTAATTATTATGAAATAAATTGCTAGGGTAAACGAAGTTGTCGTTTTATCTAATATTAATCATCTTCGTCTTCCGTGTCACTATTATTTATTGGTTCACGAATAGGTTCTTGTTGTGTTACCTGACGAATATCAATTGGTTCAATTCCTAGAAAATCAGCCAATGTAGTAAAATAACGTCTAATATCATTATCAACTCTTACATCATCGCTTAATTTACCTAATTTACTAATTACTGTACTTATTTGTAATTTATATTTATTTACATTATTAATTACTTCGTCCGGTGCTGGTATATTATCTAATTTATATTTTGTAATTAAATTTGTATAACTATCGAATATCTTTGTTGGTATGGAACGTTTTAATGACATTAATTTTCTCTTATTTTCTCCAGATCTTTCTTTCCTATTATCACTTAACATTTTTCTAAAATGTTTTCTCAATTCATTTTGTTGTTTTTCTTTTTCCGATATTTCTGCCACTGGTTCTGGTTCTGATTCTAATTCTACTGGTTGTGATTTTGGAAGTGGTGGTATTAATGGTACTATTGTAATATTCGTATCATTATTTGTAACAGTGATAGTAAAACTGTATCCTTCTTTCATATATTTAGATGATTCAATCATCATATTATTTTTTATATCTGTTTTTAACCTAATAATTGCATTCTTTGATACAAAATTTGTTTTATCACCAATTATATTTACACTCATTAAATTCTAATATTAATTTTCCTTTTAATCAATATAAACAATTAATATATATAATTATATAATAAATGGTACATGATACAGTTCTTTACGATCGCTTAGAAATCACACCCGATGTAGATGAAGGAGAAATTAAAAAGGCATATAGAAAATTATCATTTAAATGGCATCCAGATAAGAATCCGAGTGATAAAGAAAAAGCAACAAAAATGTTTCAAGATATATCCGAAGCGTTTACTATTTTAAGTGATAGTGAGAAACGTGCTCAATACGATAGAGATGGTTATGAAAGTTTGAAAAATCCAGGTGGTATGCCAAGTAATTTTAATCCAATGGATATTTTCTCTCAGTTTTTTGGGAATAGCGGATTTAGTGGGTTTGGTGGTTTTGGTGATCATTTTCAACAACAACAACAGCAAGTACAGATGGAACATTGTATGGTAGAAAAAGAAGTCACTCTTGAAGATTTGTATTGTCAACGTACCGTTCCAGTTAATATTAAACAAAAGTCATATTGTAAAAAATGCGATGGCAATGGAACTAAAGATGGAACAAAATCATCTTGTAAAGGTTGTAATGGAACTGGAAGAAAGATTCAGATTATTAAAAATGGTAACATGATACAACAAATGATTGGAGCGTGTGGCGAATGTAATGGAAGTGGTGAGAGTGTAAATAAACAAAATATTTGTGATGAATGTAATGGTAAAAAGTTTATTATAAAAGATAAAACTATTGATATTCCACTTACACGAAATTTATCTAATGGTAATAAATTAGTAATAGAAGGAAAAGGTCATATATTTAAAACTAATAAAACAAATGTTATTATTGTTATTCGTGAGAAATCTCATCCTGTTTTTAAAAGAAATGGGAAAGATTTACATATTAATGTAAGATTGCGATTATTTCAAACACTATATGGTTTTACAAAGACAGTACAACATTTAGATGGTAGAATACTTGTAATAAAATACCATCCGCTAAAAAAAATGGATACAATATTAAAAATTAAAAATGAGGGTATGGGTGGTTTTCTAATAGTACATTTAAATACAAGTATTCCAAATTTAGAAAAACTGGAAGAGAATGAAAAGAATTTGTTAAAAAAATTATTAATAAAAACAAATATGACAGAATATAATAAAGAACAAACAATTGGTAAGAATTTAACTACAATGAATATTATCCCGTTATGTAATATCGAAGAACAGGATCAAGATGATGAAAATGAAGAAAATGAAAATACAGGAAATACAGGTCAAGAAATACCACCAGGTGTACAATGTGCGCAACAATAAATTTGAATTTAAATATTATATTATCTATAGATAATATAATATGAAAATATATATATTAAGACATGAAGATAGAACGATGGACGCATCTTTTTTTGCCCCACTTACAAAAGAAGGTTTAGATAATGCAATTAAAATAATAAAGATACTAAAAGAACATGATATAAATAAGATATATAGTTCTCCATTTATTAGGACTCTGCAAACTATTTATCCATATGCTAAGGATACAAATAAAAAGATTAACCTAGAATATAGTTTGAGTGAAATCCAACATCCGCATATAATTCCAATGAAGTCATATCAAGTATCATTACCACAATATATAGCAGAATCTTTTAATTATAATCCAAAATATTCAAGTGTAATGGATCCAATTGATCACTCGTATCCAGAAGATGAAAAAAGTGTAGAAAAACGTGTCAAAAAATTTATAAGTAGAATTCTAAATGACCAGATTAACAGTGAATCTAATATTATAATAGTAACACATCAAATTATATGTAATCTTATTTTAAAAATTGTAAATAGAAATAATAGAAATATACATATTGATGTTACATATAATTATCCTCGCGGAGCATTAACAAAAGTATTTGATACAGATAAATGGATTTTCAAACCAATTAATTGGCAATATGATATGGTGGACAACGATACGTCATATCAAACAAGTGAAAATTAATTTTATTATTTGATTGGTTCCTTAATCTAATAAATATTTTATTATATATATATATATGTTTAATGATATGATAAATATATTAGAAAAATATAAATATGAGTATATAACAAAAAATTTTAAAAGTGATATTAAAAATATTATAAGTCAAGTATTTAGTAATTTGAATGAATATGATATAAATATTTTAACACAATGTACATCCTATATGGTAGAAGATATATCAATACGATATAATATTAATAATAATAAACAATGGACTCAAAATAATGCAAGAGATTTGTTATCATTATGTTTGACCTTATTACCTTTTATGAATGACTCATATTATTCAAAAATATCTAGTTTGAAAGAATTATTATATCGATATGATACCAAGACAATACCATCACATATACTGGATGAAACACTGAAGAATGGAATAAAAAAAAATTTTCCATATTCTAATTTTTCCCTAGGTTTGTTAAATCATGATCGTGATACTGATAAATTATTAGATTTATATATGGAATCAACGCATTTGATTTATCATATGATTGAAAATAATTTTATATCAATGTTAGAAACAATTAAAATTACAACAGGAAAATTGTATGTAAATTGGTTAAATACTATCCCATTAGTAGATTATAATGATACCATGTTTTATAAAAAAAGTAAAAAAGAAATAGATAATATAATAGAAAATCCATCAAAAGATAATATAATAAATAGAATTGATACGAACCGTGGATTGTGGTTGGGTGACTATTATAATGTCCTAACAAATGGATATTATTATTCTATTAAAAAAATAAAATGGGTTATATTTTGTACTAAAATTAAATCAGAATACTTTTACTCAATACAATATTTGAATAAAATTTTTGATATTAATAAAATGTTCTATAATTATGATTATGATAGTATGATTGAAATAGATAGAAATGAATTTAGTAAAATGTTAAAACTATTTACGAATAATATTAAAAATAGAAAGAGTACGTATAAAGACTTTGATTATGAAATAGATTTAATTAAAAATTTATTAATTTTCATGGTTAATAATTATACTGATAAAAATCTATTAAATGATATCAAATATAATGACGCTTATACTCCATTTAAAATGGAATTATATAGTAGTAAAGAAGATTTGGAACAGGATGAAGAATCTATAAAAATACGATCTGATAATAACTATATTGATATGGATATGTTAGAAAATGCTCTTACCGTGATGGATCCAAAATTATTATGGAATTATATAAAGGAGACATTAGTATCGTTACAATCAACTGTATATGGATTCTATTTAATTAAAGATAATATGATAAATATGGATTTGTTTAATTTTCCATCTGGAGAAAACAAAGGTGTAATTAATTTAAAAAACATTTACAATATTGCTAAAATATTGTGTCATGATAGTAATTTTAATCCACTTTCTACTAATTTTAAAGGATTAGATAAAAATATGACTGTAAATTTTTTTAGACAATATAGTGACAATCGTGTTAGATGGTTAAATATACCAAATAATATTAAAATACAAGAGGGTAAAGATTATAATGATACTAAATATAATGATATTATAAATCAAATTAAAAAAGGATGGTATGATATAAGAATACAATTAATATGGGATTATCTGAGTTACAATGGATTACTTACTGATTTTCGTATAAATATATCAGAAAATAAAACAAAAAAAGATATAATTATTGAGTTGAAAGAATACTTTAATATGAACCCACTGATTTTTAATGAGAATTATTTTATGACCAATATGAAATATAATGATCTCATTATTTATAATAAGAATGAATTAAATAACAAGATTTCTTATAAAGATCAATTGATACAAAATTTGACACATTATACTTTTTATGCAAATGATTGGATTAGTCAATTGAATTTTTTTAATCATTATATTAATCATAATATAATTTATGTAACTGGTTCAACTGGTACAGGGAAATCAACACAATTCCCAAAATTAACACTATATGCTCTTAAAATGTATGATTACAAAATGAATGGCAAAGTAGTATGTACTCAACCACGTATTGAACCAACCCAGAGTAATGCAACAAGAATTGCCGAGGAGATGGGATTAAATATATTGAACAAGATGAAAGAAGATGAAAAAACAGAATTATATTATTTACAATATAAACACCACAAAGGAAAACATACTAAAGAGTTGTGTTCACATTTAACTCTGCGGATGGTAACGGATGGAACATTATTAGAAGAATTAGTTAGTAATCCATTACTAAAGAAAAAATTTCCAAAAGTTATTACAAAGACATCTAAAAAAGATCTATATAGTTATTCAACTGAAAATACATATGATATTGTTATTGTAGATGAGGCACATGAACATAATGCAAATATGGATTTAATATTAACTTTAATGAGACAAACTTGTCTATATAATAATTCTATTAGAATGGTTATAGTATCGGCAACAATGGAAGACGATGAACCTATTTATCGATATTACTATAAATTAATAAATGATATGATACTCTATCCAATTAAACAACCTACGATACATCCCATACTTAATACAGAATATTTGATTCAATCAATATATTTAGATCGTAGAATGAATATATCAGTACCACGACAATCTACGCAATATAAAGTGATAGAAATATACGACGAAATGATTGAAAAAAAGTTTACATCTGATATGAAAAAAAATAATATGATAGCCACTATGGAATGTTATAAAGTGGTAAATGAGATATGCATGAAGAATTTAACAGGAGATATACTGTTATTCTCAGTTGGGAAAATGGAAATTATAGAATCTGTTAATTATCTTAATAATATTCTGCCATCTAATACAGTTGCTCTACCATATTATTCAGAAATGGCAGAAGAATATCGTGAATTAATATCAAATATTCATATTAAAGTAGGGAGTATTAGAAATAAAAGAAGTAATATTGGAGAGAAATGGGGTACAACATATATTGTATCGAATGACGTGAGTGAAGGAACATATACACGTGCTGTAATAATAGCAACAAATGTTGCTGAGGCATCAATTACTATTAGTAGTCTGAAATTTGTAGTAGATACTGGATTTGCAAAAGTTAGTCGATATAATGAAATTACTGATACATCAGAAATAAATATAGAAATGATATCAGAATCTAGTAGAATACAAAGAAAAGGTAGAGTCGGACGAGTTGGTGAAGGGACGGCATATTTTATTTATGGAAAGGACAAAAGATTAAATGTACCACCTAAATATAATATAACAACAACCGATTTTCATTCTAATTTTCTTAAATTATCAAGTGAAAATAAAGATGACGAATACCTATTATGGGATAATGTGTTTTCGCCTTATCTTCCAATACAATTTAATCACAATATTGGAAATATGAATAATTTAATAAGAAATCCAATATATAAAAATTTAAATAATATTGCTCTGTATGGTGTAAATATAATAATTGTTACACAATTTTTAATAAATAATAATATGATACCTTCGTATTATTTCTATCCTTTTAATGAATATGGTATTACTAATAATAAGACAAAATGTACGAGTGATCGAAAAATATTATGCAATGATTACAGTTTACCAAATTATTTAAATAGATATCCAGATGGTTATAATTCAGAACAATTATTTGATACAAATGGTTCTTTTTACATTATACATCCATTTGAAGATCGTATAAAAAGAAATATAATGGGAGAAATATTAACATATAAAAATAAGGAAGTAAATAAAAATTTAGAAGATTATATATACGAACCTATGATTAAAAATATGGGGTCAAAAATGTTATATTTTAATATAAATGATAGTGATAAAATTAATGAGGGTAAATATATGAAAACTAATTATATTGACAGGATAAATGAAGTGGTACAAATTATGAATACTAATATGGATGAAAAACAATCCACAATATTATTATTAGGTGCTGGATATAATATAATGTTAGAAACTATAATGGTCTTATCTCTACTTCAGGCAATTAGTAATATAATGCCAACTGTAAGTATGTTGGTAAAATTATCTGGAAAATATATAGAAATAGACAAAATAAAAAATATATTTGGATCTGATTCAGATATAACTTCATTATATTATATTTGCAAAAAAATACAAGATAGTCTTCCTAATTTAGAATTATTTCGTATGATGGATATTTATAGAAAAGGTGGTTCTACATTAGATAGTACTATGTATATTAAACAATATAATGAGTTGGTATTATTATTTAGAAATAAAGAGTATATTAAAATTGGTGCCAAAAATAAAAATTTATTTAATTGGTTACAAAATAATGGGAAACTAGATAATAATATAGGATTTATATCATGGTTAAGTGAGAGTGGGGTTCTAGAAAATAAATTTATTCAAGATATTAAGAAAAATAAGAACGAAATAAGTAGAATATGTGATATATATAATTTGAATTACACTATTATAGATATATATTTATATAAATTAATACGAAATATGATATGTATACTAGGTATGAAAAAAGATGATACAATGTATAAAATAAATGTTTTTGATTGGGTTAAAAATATAACTCCGTATTTTACTAAAAATTTAAAAAGTGACCTTGTTGAAGATAAATTAAATATATGTTTTTTATATGCACAACCGCTAATAGCAGTAAGGAAAGATTCTAATTATATGACTCTTAGAGATGGAAGTGAAATTAATATAAATATGTTATTTAACCAACCTAATACTATGTGTAATACTTTGGGTAATTATCTTTATTATTATAGTATGTCTAATGACAAAATGTATATAATTGCTAATATTAATCCAATCAATCTACCGTTATATTATCCATTACATTATAATCCAAGTAAAATTAAAATAGATTATGTATATTATTCATATGAAATGAAAAAGATTATAATAAAACAATTTCATAATTCGGAATGGGAAAAATTAGTAGAAATAGTGAAAAATAATTATAGTTTTACTAGTTTTCCATTTAACAATATAGAATTTCCAACTATACAGCAATACATTAAGACATTGAGAATTTTATAAAATCAACAATTAATTTATAATAAAATCACCTTTCATCTTATCCGTAGTATTGGTATCATTTCCATGGTATTTACATCTGAATCTATACTTGTGGTCTTTAAGTGGTGTAAATAATAAACTATTAGACGGAGATGCTGTATCTGATGTTACAATTAATGTACCAGCAGTAGATGATGTAATATCCCAAATACCAAATGGATGGTAATTTACAACATTATTACTTAAAATAAAATTATATGTATTTCCATTTTTTAATGGTGGAGCATCATTATCATTCTTACTACCATTAAATAAATATCCCATTGTACCATTATTATTTGGTGCAGGAGTAATATCAATATCTACATTAATAATAATTGGTTTATTACTTGATGTTGTTGGAACACTATTACTTGGTGTTTTAACATTTTTACTAAATGTATTATAAATATACACGACTATTAAAATTATACTTAGTAAAACTATACTTAGTAAAACTATACTTAAATTTTCCATATATATTTATATGGAAAATTATTTTCAATATAAATATATATGGAAAATTTTTTATAAAGATATTATTGCTGTGGGAAATTTAATTCTTTAATAGAAGTAATTGGTTTATAAAAATCTTTATTTGTTGATTTTAATTTATCAATTGGTATATAATAGGTATCTTTTAATATAAATGTTAATATTTTAGGTGGATTCCATTTTATATAAATCATTATAATAACTTATATAAAAATTTTTTTATTAGTTTAAAAACGACATGTCTCATATGTATATCATTAATAAAAATTGATATTTTAATATACTATCATTATATTTATATATAATATAAACATGAAGAGTATACCTATAATTTTAAAAATACACAGTATAATGAATGAGGATATTATGATAGAAACAAGTGGATTTATATTTAATTTTAATAAATTGAATTATCTAGTTACTGTTCACCAAGGTTTACCTGTAAAGGAAATACAATTTAATGTAAATGACACCACGCATCGTTTTGATAGTTTTACAATATGTGGGTGGAATGATCTATTAATTCAACCAATCGATACTACTATTTCTGATTTATTTGTTTTTAAACATTTTGTTAAGAAACAAATAAATGTATCTTGTAAATATTATATTAATATGGAAACAAATGTTGTTAAATATATTGAAAATGAATTTTTTCCAATTAATATGATACCAGGTAATCCATCAAACTTATATTATTGTATGAAAACAACAAGTGATTTTATAAAAGATGGTGACGCTGGAAAACCCGTATATTGTATGAACAATAAATTGATCGGTATAACATGTAAAGTTAAAGATAATATGGTATATGTAATACCTTCAATTTATTTGTTAAAAAGTATAATGAAAACTAATAATACTAATATCTATACATTAAATACTGATATAGATAATATCAAAAAAATAGGTCGATATAATGTTAAAAATAATAATATATCTAAAATTTACTATCAAGAAATAAATAGTTTAATACCAATTGAATCATTTATTGTATTAGAAGGTGATGTTGACAAATTATGTAATATTCTTCAATCTGATAAAATGGATCGAAGAATAGAATATACCCCATTTATAAATAATAATATAATAAATAATATGAATCTAATAATAAAAAACAAAGTAATACATATTACTAGTTCATTTGTACATTTAATTAAAATTTATTACAAAGATATTAGTGTAATAAAAAATATTTTTAATAATATGGAAAGTAAAACTAGATTTGAATATATGATTAAAGATACTATTTATTATTTATCTTTTATATAATTATTTTTGAAAGTTTTTTCTTTATTAGATAATTTAATATCACTCATATTATTTGTATCTTCGGTATCTTCTAATGAATATGATGTAAATTTTATTGTATCGCTTTCAGTGTCTATTACATTAGAAATTAAAAGAGTTTCTATTTTTAATAAAATTTCATCAGATAATAAATTTAAATCAAAAAATATACCATTATTATTACAAGTATATCTACATTCACCATTTTTATTTAATTCAGATTGGGCTAAATTAAATATTTCTTTTAATATATTTTTATCTTTAATTTTATTGATCATATTATTAATTTTTTTCTTCCTTTCATAGATCATTAAAATACTATATAATTATTATTATATTTAAGCGATGTGTTTTTTTGTTTAAATCTATGAAATATTTATGAGCAGATAAAGTATCATACTATCTCTTTTCATTGAGAGATTAGTATCATACAATAATTCAAGTATAATTATAATTTCTATATTAATCTAATAATAATGAGTAAAAAAAACAAATCTCTAAAAAATAGTTATCCAATTCCAGAAGAGGATGATTTCCAATTAAAAATATTTAAAAAACGTGAATTCTATTATCATACCATACCAAATAGAGAAAAGTTGGAGAAATACGAAGATATAGAAATGTATAGAAACGATGTATGTAAAGGAGATTTTAAATTAAGAGAACAACAGATAATACCAACAAACTTTCTATCACCTGATACACCATATAAAGGTCTTCTAATAATGCATGGTACCGGTACAGGAAAAACATGTACTGCCATATCAATCGCTGAGCAATTTAAAGAACAGGTTAGTAAATATAATACTAAAATTTATGTATTAACATCTGGACCAAATATTAAAGAAAATTTTAAAAGTGAGTTATTATTTTGTACTGGTGAAACGTATCTTAAAAATAAAGAATTATTAAAACAGATGACATCTGCTGATATGGATAGAGAGAGTAAAATTGCCATCTACAATGCTCTACAATACTATAAAATATTATCTTATAAAACATTTTATAAAAAAGTTTTAGGAGAGAAAATTGCTGAGAAAAAAATAATAGGTGATGAAAAAATAAAAACATCCTATCGTAAAACCGACGAAGGTGACTTTGAGCGTGAAATAGTTATGGATCGTATTACAAATATGGATAATTCAATTCTTATTGTAGACGAAGCACATAATATGACTGGGAACGAATACGGCGAGGCACTTAAAAAAATTATAATGAATTCACAGAATTTACGAGTAATATTATTAAGTGCAACACCTATGAAAAATCTTGCCGATGATATAATAGATATGTTAAATTTTCTAAGATCACCAGATGATATTATTAAACGTGATATGGTATTTACAAGTGATAAAAATTATATGATGAAATTTAAACCAACAGGAGAAGAATATCTACGACAAAAAGCAACTGGTTATATATCATTTTTTCGTGGAAATATTCCATATACTTTTGCAACAAGAATCGATAAAGGAAAAATACCCGATGGTCTTCTATTTACACCCGTTCTAAAATGTATGATGGAACCATTTCAATTATCTGCTTACGATGAAGCAAGTAAAAATATAGATGATAGATTGGATAGAAGTTCATCAGCAGCGGCAAATTTTGTTTATCCTGGAATAGATTCAAATAATAATATAGTTGGTTATCATTCAAATGAAGGATTAATAAAAGTATTAAATACACTTAATTCAAATAAAGACGTATTAATACGACAAATAAATAAGAATTTATTTGATAACAAGATCAATAAAGATGATCTTAATAATTTTATTGTAGAAACTGAGAATAAAAATATAACTGGATCAATATTAGATCTTAAATATTTAAAAACATTTTCATCTAAATTTTATCAATGTATTTTAAAATTAAATCGTTTAATTGATGGAGATAAAGGAGCAGGAACAGCATTTGTTTATTCGAATTTAGTAAAAGCAGGTGGTATTGAATTATTTGCCGAAGCGCTTAAAATAAATGGATATTTGGAATATAATGAGAATGATACACAATATAATATAATGGATAATACACTTGATTCGCGTACAGGTAAAACGTATAATATGTTTAAAAAAGAAAAATTAAATATGAATGATTTTCATCCAGCAACTTTTATATTAATTACAGGTGGAATGGATGAATCAGGCGAAGATATACCAGAGATTAAACAGAAAATTATACGACAAATTTTTAATAATGTTGAAAACAAAGAAGGAAAATTACTTAAATTTGTTTTAGGAAGTCGAGTGATGAATGAAGGGATAACTCTTGAAAATACAAGAGAAGTTCATATATTGGATGTTCATTATAATTTGGGCAAAGTAGATCAAGTTATAGGTAGAGCAATTCGTATGTGTAAACATATGGCTCTTGTTAATGATACTAATCGATTTCCAAAAGTTAATGTTTATAGATATGTAGTCGGATTAAAAGATAAATTATCAACAGATGAAACATTATACCAGAAAGCAGAATTAAAATATATTTTAGTTAAAAATGTAGAAAGATTATTAAAAGAGGTAGCAATAGATTGTCCAATGTTATTACATGGTAATAAATTCCCTGAAGAAATAGAAGAATATAAAGGTTGTGTTGAACCGACATTAGAAAATGTAAAAAAAGGAAAGAAGATTTGTCCAGCAATATGTGACTTTAAAGAATGTGATTTTAAATGTAATGATATGAAATTAAATGAGTTCTATGATAATAAAAACAAAACGTATGAATCGTTAGATCCAAGTATGATAGATCATTCTACTTTTAATGATAATTTGGCAAAAACAGAAATAGATATTATAAAACAAAAAATAAAAGATATGTTTCGTTTTAAACATGTTTATATATATGATGAAATTAAGAAAACTATCATGTTATCTTATAAAAAAGAACAACAAGAATTATTTGATGATTATTTCTTGGATAAAGCGTTAGAAGATATGATGCCACAAACAGATAATGATTATAATAATTTTAAAGATACAGTTTATGATAAATATAATCGTAGTGGATATTTGATACAAAGAGATAAATACTATATATTTCAACCATTTGATAATAGTGAAGATATTCCAATGTATTATCGAACTAATTATAACTTGGATAATGAAAATTTGATACCAATTAAAAATTATGTAGAGATGAAATACGGCGATCTTAAAGAAACACAATATGTAAAAAGTGAACAAAGAATTATGAAAAAAGATTATGACTTAACGTCGGTTTTAGATTATTATAAAGATAGAGATGAAAATTATATTGTAGGGATTATAAGTAAAAATTTAAATAAATTATCTACAACTGGAGTTAATAGTGTAGATGATATATTTAAGGTTAGACCACCATTACAAAAATCATCTGATAAAAAACGCGGGACTGGAATTTATTCATTGACTGGAGCAACATGCAATACATCAAAAGATAAACCTTTTTTACTAAATATTATTAAAAAATTGGAAAAACAAATAAATGTTAATTTTCAATTTAAAATAACAACAAGGGAAGAAATGTGTATAAAAATAATGACAATGTTATTATTTTTAGAAAAATATTCAACAACTAAAGACGATAATAAAATAACTTATATGATGATACCTTCTGATCATCCATTATATCCATTTCCATATAATTTAGAAGATAGAGTTAAATTTATGTTACAAAAAGTAAAGGATATTACAGAAAGAGATAATCAACATACTGTAATAAAAAGTAATGAAGGTAGTTTTAATGATATTAAAGATTTAAAAAGTTATACAATTGAAATTAAGAATGATAAATATGTAGAAGAACATAAAACTAAAATGGAAAAACTAGGATATCGTCTAATAAAGTCAAATTGGGTCATGATAATAACATAAATATTATCTCGCTTATTATATATAATGTCAGTATATATTGAAAATCAATTAAAATATGAAAATAAAAATATTATAAATTCATTGTTAGTATTTAATAATAAGGTTATTTTTACTGATATATATGGTCTAGTTCAAATTAAAAATTACGGATTATCTGGAGTAGATGACCAACATTTTGGATTAGTAACACAAACTAGTGCTAGTCTTACTTTTTTAAAAGATCAAATGAATAGTATTGAAAGAAATAACTATACTCGAATAAGTAAAGTATATGTAGATAGCGCTGGTTATGAACATTATATTATTATTGATTCATTCTATATTCAAGTATGGACATATTCAATAGAAAAATATAAACAACTGTTTACTTGTAAATATATATTCCATAGTCATGATTCTATTTGTTCAATTGATATATGTGAAAATATATTAGTATGCAGTTATTACAATGGAAATATTGTTTTATGGGATTTGACATATATTCTTGTATCAGATGCCATATTAATAAAAGAAATTAAATGCGATAAAGAGATTAATCATATGATATGTTTAAATAATAATATAATAGTTGCTTGTGATAACATGATATATTATTATAATATGGAAGGTGGGCAAATAAAATCTATAAAAAAAGATACTCCTATAACATTTTTAACATCTATAAATGATATATTAGTGATAGGATTTATAAATTCAGATATATTATTGTGTTACCCTACTCCTATTATGTTATTATCTAGATTACCTCCAAGGGAAGAGTCATCTGGTAATAATTATGTAGTAAATATAGTTATATCAAAAGATAAAAAATATTTAGTTGCATTATATTTTAATAATGTAATAATAGTATGGAATATTTCTAATATTGCAAAAATTACATATATTGTATTAGATATCGGAGCAATGCCTTATAATGTAGATATAATGAATGATATGAGTGAATTAATTATATTATTTACTGTTCAGAATATATTATATGAATGGAATATAACAAATACAATAAATAAATATAAATTACAAAATATAAATAATATAGTTATGCCTATTACTATAATTAATAAAGTAGCAAGTTTATTACCCGACAGCATTGGGTATCTTTTAGATCAAAAAGTAGGATCATATAATCCTATGACAACTACAGTACAATCACATCTCGCTATAAAACCCAGAACACATACTATTGAAATAATACCAGAAAGAACTAGAGAAGAATATGAAAAGACTAAACAAGGTATGGCGGATGCTTTGGCGTATAAAAAGTATATGAAATACAAAATAAAGTATTATCTCCTTAAGGAGAGCATGTTTAAAAATATTTGATATAGAAAAAAATATATCATTATTGTTATTTGACTGTAATATAATTATTTCGTATAATTGTTTTTATACCATATATATTTGTAACTGTTAGTTTTACATTATATTTCCCTGATTTTGTAAATATTTTGGTTGGATTTTGTAATGTACTAGTAGTATTATTTCTAAAATTCCATAACCAACTTGTTGGATTACCGCTAGATGTATCAGTAAATTGTACTGTTAATGGTTTTTTCCCGGATAATGGCGTACCAGTAAAACTAGCAACTGGTGGAGAATTTACTGTTATCATATTAGTATGAGTACTGATACTATTAACTTTATTCATATTTGTTACAGTTAATGTTACTGTAAAAGTTCCACTCGTATTATATTTACAAGAAGGATTCACCCGAGTACTAGTAGTACCATTTCCAAAATTCCATAAAAATTTATTACTATTAGTGTATTGTGAAGTATTAGTAAATTGAACAGTTAGTGGTTTTATACCAGTTAAGGGGGTGGCAGTAAAAGAAGCAATTGGTAAAACTGTTATATTATTTGTAATAGTACCAGAATTAAAATCATTGGAACACGACAACGTTACATTATATATACCACTATTATTAAAAGTATGAGATGGATTTTTTATTGTACTCATACTACCATCACTAAAATTCCACAACCAACTAGTTGGATTTCCAGATGATGTATCGGTAAAATTTACAAGTAGTGGACCATTACCATTATTAGTAGAAGAAGTAAAATTACATGTAATAGTATTAGATGAAAATAAATTCATTAAAAGTAATCCATTTATTACTCCAATACCAGAACACGGATCCCATCCAACTGAGGCCTTATAACTATTACCACCACCACCTATCGTATCATTATTACCTACTGTGATATCCCGACATACTGATGGATCATTATAAACAGATGTATTTATTAGCCCTATATTCATATTATATGTTTGATTAATAATTGCAATAAGACCAGATATTAGAGGAGCAACAGCACTTGTACCACCAAATACTACAAAACCACCATTAATATATATAATATAACCAGTATAGGGATCAGCATTTGCTGAAATATCTGGTATACCTCTCATGTTAATACTAGTAACAGATGATTGATATGATGGTTTGGCGTAATATTGACTTATACCCCCACCTGTTGCCATACCGTTATTATTATTCCATACTGTTTCAGAAATAATACTAGATCTGTTAGAATTAGTAGTAAGAGTTGTACCACCGCAAGCAATACAAGATGGAACTGACGCTGGAAAACCAGGATTGAGACTCATTGTTTTGTTACCACTTCCGTAATCACCTGTAGCACATAAAATATTTATACCCTTATTTGCTGCTGTTGTAAATAATGCACTGTATAAATTTTTAGTAGAACTACTTACATTTGTTTCATCAGTACCCCAACTTATTGATATCACGTTACAATTATCATTAATAGCACTATAAATTGCATTATAAAAACCCATCAAAGAATTTTGTCCAAAATATACGCGTATCGCCGCTTTAGGGACAAGGGCTATGATGATTTCTATATCCAGCGCTACTTCACCACTATCATTTTGTGTAGGGTCCCCGCTATTAATTGCTCCATCTACCGAAATATCAGTTATATTTGGTGTAGCAGTGATCCCCAGATAACTTAAATATGCTGTAATATCTGACATTATATACCCACCACCCAATTCTATTATACCTATCTTTTGTCCGGTTCCATCCATATTTGTTGGAAAATTATATAAAGTTGCTAAGTGCAGGGGAGTAAAGTATGACGGAGAAGCGTTTGGTGAAAATTGTAAATAACTATTAAATTTTATATCTGAATCAAAATTTATAGATGTGATACCATTTATTATTCTATTAGATTTGAGTGGAGCAATATAATTATAATCACCTGTTTTACAATAATATAATTGCGATGATAACATCTTATTATAACTTTCTACTTTACCAAATATTTGAAATTTATTATCTATTATATTTGAAATTTTTAAATTATTTTTTTTGAAGATATTAATCATTTGGTTTTTATTCCTATTTACGATACATGTTGCTTCGAGGTTAATATTTTTATTAACTCGGTTTATAAAAATATTAACCATTATATATAATATATATAATATTATAATACATTAGTATGAATAAAAAGCGGTTCTCTCAGTTATTAAGGATTTGATTTATAATATTATATAATGGAAATTTTAATGTATAATACTGATTCAGGAAATAGAGATTTATCATCTGAAAAATATTATAATAAAGATATACCTTTCATTGAAATATTAAATATTGCAAATAATTTGAAAGCACCATTAATAGTAAAAACTGGTTTTATTTCTGAAAATAAACCAGGGAAGTGGTATATAAAAGGGTATAATCAAGATTCTTTTTCATATGAAGAAATTAAATCAAAAATTGAAGCAAATGTAATAAATAATAAATTTTCCAAAAGAATTTGTTATTTAATAAAATATGTAGGTTGATAAAAAATATCTTTATGAATCATAACTTGTTTTGTAAAATATCCTATACAGAAAATAAAAATTGATAGACAGTCTAATAATTAACGTCTATGTTCTTTTATTTATAATGTCTATAGACATTATAAATAAAAATTGATTGATAGATAGATTTTTTATAAAAATCTATCTTTATGAATCATAACTTGTTTTCTAGAATAGGATATTTTTAAAATATCCTATACAGAAAATAAAAATTGATATATCAACATATTAAATCCCATAGTTTATATAATATTAATAATAATGTCTCTCTCTCGTAACGAATATAATGATATGCTTCCTCATTCACAATGGGATGAAGATCCTACCACTCAATCATTTAATCAAACTAATTGTAGTTATTGTAATGAAGCACGTTGTAATACTGTTGGTATTATCTCGGCACAACATAAGACATGGTATTGTAGTGGTGCGTGTCAAACAATGTATATGTATGATAATAAGTTGGCGCATTATAGTACTGAAACTGTAGCAGTAATTCTCGAAATGCGAAAAAAATTTTACTCTGATGAAAAAAAATTAGCGTCGAAGAGGAGGTATCATTAATTAATTAATTTATATAAACATAATAATATATTAGTAATTATTGGTATTAATATTATCATATTTTTATCTCCGTTTGTAATTATACCAAATGACGCCCATACTATTGTTAATAGGATGGGGATTATACTCTTATTAATATTAAAAGTTAGTATGATTGGAAGTAATGTTAATATTATAGTGATACCATATTTCAATATCATATCATCGACAATTTTATATTTTTTTAATAATATACTAATATTTAATATAGCAGCAATAAATACCCATGTTGTGTATATCATAAATGTAATAGTAAGAATCATATTATCCTTTAATGACAATAACAATGTAAATAATGTGATGAATAGAAATATTAATATGATACTAGATATACCAACCATATTATTACCCCATGTTTGTATCCAAACACTATTTAATATACAGGAAATAGCATATAAAATTAATATATTTATATTAATAACATTTCCATACATAAACATACTATATAGTAGTAAACTGTATATTACACCCCATATACTAAATGTAAAACCAGAAGGTGTTATATTTAATTTATTCATATCACTTACATCCTTAATTTTTCCTCCAACCATTGCATTAGACAGAATTGTTACAATTGTTAATATTAATGGTATATTACGAGGAATAGTATTAAGATCTAACATTATATATATAAATATAGATAAAAATATTGAATATAATTCTGGTTTAAAATAACATATATATAACTATTAATGACAAACTATCTAGAAACTGGTATTACTATAAAAAAAGATGATGGCGTTGAAGAAGTGTATATGATACCATATAATATTAATAATATACTTATTACTGAAAATGAAATTAAAAGCATATTAGATCGATATAGTGTTAAAGTTGATCAAATTAACCATATTGAATATTTTCATCAAGCTTTCACGCACAAATCATATGTAAAAAAGGATATTTTTACAGATGATATTTTGAATTATAGTAGAATTGAAATGGGTAATCCATCTAATTTATTGGAATTATTTCCATCAAGTTATGAAAGACAAGAATATTTTGGTGATAGAGTTGTCAAAATATGCGTATCATTATATTTATTTCATCGATATCCAAATGAGGATGAAGGATTTATGACCCGATTACAAACAAAAATAGAAGACAAGAAAAATCTAGCAGTCCTATCTAAAGAATTAGGATTAGGTAAATTTTTTATTATTTCTAAACAAATTGAAAGTTTAAATGGTCGTAATATGGATAAAATTCACGAAGATGTATTTGAAGCATTCATGAGTGCATTATTTCTAAGTAATGGTTTTGAACCATGTTGTTTATTGATGTTAAATTTATTAGAAACAGTAATTGATTATTCAGATAAATTGTATTGTGACAATAATTATAAAGATAAATTATTAAGATATCATCATACTAAAAAATGGAGATTTCCTACCTATCATACAATTGCTTTTGATGGACCGCCTCATAAAAGAATGTATATAATGGGTGTAGAAAATCCAAATATTAATTTGAATGACAGGAAAAAATATATAGACGAAAAAAGATATAAAGATCTATGTATTAGTTTTGGAATAGGACCATCTAAAAAAGATGGAGAACAAAAAGCAGCAAAAATGTCCTTAATATTAGGTGGTATATTAAATAATGATCAATATAATATGAATGATGTATATTATCCTGATTTTAATAAATTGAAACATTCGGTCGTTATAGAATCAATAAATTTAGATGTAAATAGTGAAGAAACGGATAGTGACTATTAAAAAATAATCAATTTACTTTATCTCTCTATATGTAATGACATTATATATTATAATTATTATTTTAAGTATAATAATGATTTTAATATTATTAAGTATCACATCCGAACATTATAATAATATGATTACTACAAGTAGTATTGTTACAACAAGTAGTATTGTTGCTAATAGTATTGTTGCTAATAGTATTGTTCCAACAACTATTGATACTAGTAGTATTGTTGCTAATAGTATTGTTCTAACAACTATTGTTCCAACAACTATTGATACAACTAATATTGTTCCTACTACTATTGATACAACTAATATTGTTCCTACTACTATTGATACAACTAGCAGTATAATATTACCATATGATATTATAGTTGTTGGTTGTATGAGAAACGTTGAGGATTGGATGGATAATAATAAAAATAAACTGACGATGATTAAACAATTATTTAGATCATGTAAAATTATAATATATGAAAATGATTCAATAGATGACACTCTCTATATATTAGAAGACTGGGAACGAGAAGGTTTTATTCAATTGATAACAGAATATAATGTAATGGGTGAGCGAACAGAACGTCTTGCTCGTGGTAGAAATATATTATATCGTGAAGCAATGAAACATCAGTTTGATTTATTGATGGTTATTGATTTGGACAATGTTATATATAATTTAACTAAAGAATCAATTATGAGTTGTTTTACTATGGAAGAAGAATGGGCAATGGTAGGTGCAAATCAAACTGAAAACTACTATGATTTATGGGCACTTAGAACGTACGATGATTGGATGTCATATGATTGTTGGAACTATTGTTATAGTAAAAAAGATCCGGTAAATTGTATTGAATTAAAGAAGAAAACAATATCAACTGATACACCACCAATTGAAGTGATTTCTTGTTTCGGTGGTACTGCTATATATAAAAGAGAATATTTAGATAATTGTTCATATGGTAATGGCATGCATACTATTTATAATAAAAAAACACCAATATGCGAACACATTGCTTTTAATAATTGTATAGTAAGAAATAGTGGTCGTTTATATATAAATCCAAAATTAATTAATCATTAATTATGAGTTATAATATATATCTATGTTATATATAATATGACAGTCTTTTGTAAAGATATAGAAAAATTAACACTTGATAATAAAATGTATCGCAATGTTAAATATACGCACAATAAGGGAATACAATTTGTTCTAATGAGTTTATTACCAGGAGAAGAAATTGGAATGGAAAAACATATAAATACCGATCAGTTTATCAGAATAGAACAAGGTAAGGGTGAACTTCATATTAAAACTAGTAAAATAAAAAAATATAAATTAAAAGATGGAAGTGGATTAATTATACCATCTGGAACTTATCATAATATAATAAATACAGGAAAAGATATGTTAAAATTATATACTATATACACACATCCTGAACACAAAGATGATACGAAAGAAAAGACTAAAATATAATCTAATATTTTATATGATACAAGGATTAGATTATGGAACAAATGAAAGTAATATTATAAATTATTTTATATTATTATTGTCATTATATTACGCTTTTACTATAAATGATATTAGAATATTTGATGTTATTATTATATCAACTATCATTCAATTATCATTATATTTGTTACCATTTAAGTGTTTTGGTATTTCTATAATATATTGTTTTATATTTGGATTTATAATTAAAAGCAAATTTAATTATAATAAATCTGAGTCTATCACGTTATTTATCATAGTATCTTTCCTGCTAATTTTATCTGGTCTAACATTTGTTAAATTAAGATACAGTATACTACAATTTATTGGATTTATTTTATATCATTATATTTTTATTATAATAGGTAGTTTATTTACATTATTGTGATTTTTTACTAACCCATTATATTTTCTATTATATTGTAATTACAATATGGATATTATGAAAATTGGTAAAATTAGAAATAAATTACAATTAAAAAAATATAATATAAATAAACCTCTATATAATGGCAATTATTTGTTTCATTATCTTATTATAACTAATAATTTAACTGGATTAAAATTATGTAAACACAAAGTGTCTTATCTGGATGAAAATGGTTTAAATGGATTTATGTTAGCAGCAAAAGAAAGTAAATTCAAAATACTAAATTATATGATAAAAACTTATCCAGAATACATATATAATAAAAATGATTTAAATATGAATTTTCTTCATTATCTTTCTCCTGATACACATGATTATATATCTCTAATAGATTCAAATAATATAGATTGGGTTTATTTATTCCAAACATATTCAACTGATTTTATTTCGCCATTAGATATATTATTTAAAATGGGTACTAATAATAATATCATAAAGATACTCAGGTTATTATCTGTAGATTATTCCCAATATTTATCTCAACCCTCATTTTTTAATCTACTTATTAATACTAAATTAACACAATCTAATATTATCAATATATTGAATACAATATATCAGAAAAATAAAATGATATTCACTTTTGTAGATGAAATGGGATATAATATATCATTTCCAATTGTTATGATGAATCATATTCCTTTAGTTCGATATATTGTAAAAAAATGCGGTGATAGTTTAGATAGATATTCTTCGATATCTGCTAATCATATTTTTATTATAGCATATAAATTGGGAGTTAAAAATAATAATTATACTATCCCCCTATATATTCTAGAACATACTATGAAGAATCATGATTTTAATGAAACAGATACAAATGGTTCTAATATAATACATAATATATTGGAAACAAGATATAATATGAAACGAGGGAGTGATATTATTGAGAAAAAATTATTATCACGATATAGTGATTGGACTAAAATGAATATTGATAAAATTATGCCCCTAGATCTTATTATACAATTGGATTATATGAAATATCATAAATATGTAAAAAAAATAAATGGTAAACTATCATCTGATTATATTAAAAAAATAGATAATAGTAAGTGGAAAAAATACATTAGAAAAATACCAAAAGAAAATAAAATAGATGATAATATTAAATTAATAAATATTCCGTATTCTCATAGTAATATGTTTCAAGCACGATTTACTGATACTGCTATATTTTGTTTTTATTTAAAAGAAAAATATAAAATATTATACTTACCGCAATATAATGGTATGATGGATCCAACATGGTCGGTCGACATGATGTTACCCGATGAAATGTTAAGAGATTATAATAATTTTCCATGGTTAATTATATGGAACAGTAATAGTAGTTATTGGATTCACCCACAATTAAACAGTATAATAAGTAGTGCTTATAAAACAAAAAAATATAAATACGCTTTCGTTATTTTGAGTTTGAGATTACCAAATGATGGTCTCCACGCTACTTTAATATTATATGATTTTGATAGAATGATAATTGAGAGATTTGATCCTTATGGTAATACTACAAGTATGGATGGAAATATGGATGAAATTTTAGGAAAAGATTTGACATTGAATTCAAAATTTAAATATATAGCACCATCATTTTATTTCCCTGTCTCTGGATTCCAGACAATATCAGATGAGAATAATAGTATTAATCAAAAATTAGGCGACTTTGGTGGTTATTGTCTAGCGTGGTGTTTTTGGTACGTGGAACATCGAATGAAAAATAATAAGATAGAACCAAAAATACTAATACGAAAGACATTAAATAGATTGATGAAGATGAAAATAAAACCGATGGAATATATTAGAAACTATGCAAACTATATTAGTAAGTATAGATTAGAATTTTTTAAGAAAAATGGGATAAAAGAAAGTATTGCTTCGAATGAAAATTTACAGTCATCATACCGTGTTAAATTATTTGAGGCAATAATACGGATAAATAAATAATCTAAACTATATTTTATAAACACATTTTATTTATTAATGGATAATTTTTACTATACATATCAAATAATTCACGTGTAATTAAATATTTATCTATCATGATATCAGTCATATCAGTGATGTCATTGATTTTAGACCATTTTATATAATCATAATATCTCGTATTATCGATATAATATACTTGTAATACATTATTTAACGTATAACTATTATAAAAACTAGTAATAACACCAGTATTTACAGCAATTATAATTTTTGTATGTGTTGAGATAGCACCAATATCTTTTAATGTAAGATCATCGTCGAGTGTGCAATTTATATTTTCTATTTTATTAGTAGTAACTATTTTATATTTTTTATTATACATATTAATTATATCATTCCAATATGTCCTATCATTACTACATTGACCACTCATACAATCTGAATTAACAATTAATATATCTATATCTTTGTATTTTTCATTTAATTTATTATATCTTGTTATTAAATCTGGATCAGTATATTGAAATATTTTTGTTTCTAAAATAGGTAAATTACCAAACAATACTTGGTTATTTAATATTATATTATTATAAAATTCTAATAGAAACTGATTTAAACTCATATTAGGGGTTTGGTTAAATATATTAAATGGTAATTTATTATTACCTATCCATAAATTTAATCTGTCAATATTATCAAAATCTGATAAAACTATATTAGGAGACATAATAAATTCATTTAATTGTTTACGATATTGTAAATGACATGAGAAATTAATTATTATATTATTTTTTTCAATATAATAAATTATATTATTAAAGAAAATTATACAAAACATACAATCTCCCAGATGGAAAGGATTAGTAAAATATAGTGTATTCATTATATTATATTATATTATAATATAATAATAATGAGTTCCTATTTATATAAACCTATTAAACCGTCTAACCCAATTGTGCAGTTTTTAGATTATGAAAATACTACAATAGATGTCAGATTCCATAAACTATATTAAATTATCACAAGATATATTTGGTAAAATTATTTATATAGAAGATATTAATAGAATAAATGAAGAAAATGATAGTATTCCTCAATTAGATAGATATACTGGTTTTATATTAGGAAGTGATATAATATGTGAAACATTAGTATTAAGTTTATGTAACTATATTTATATGTCAAATAGTAATATTCAGTTTTTACTCGAGTTTGTTAATAAAAATATTAATCATGAAATGTGTCTAAACTAATATTATTTTTATAAATAAAATAGAACTATGAAAATATAGTTTTGTAGTATAATTCTATCTCTTCAATAGAGTTATTGCTCATATTTTACTTGTTTCACATGTGTGTCAGTATATTACTTAATAATTATTTAATTTAAATATCTAGACTTTTTAGTGTTTGGATATAAAGAAATATTTTCTCCAGTGTTGAAAGAAAAAATAAATTAAATCAAATCAATGAAATCCTCATCTATTACCAAAGTCTGTTCTTCGCGTGCTTCTATTTCACCTTCAAAAGCAAATCCATCGTCATCGATATTAAAATCATCCATCTTATTTAGAATAGGATCTACTATTTCTTCCTTTTTACTTGGATCTTCTATTTTTTTAAGATGACCTTCTTTTTCAAGAATCTTTTTTTGTTCAGGTTTGTAACAAAATACAATTTGATATTTTCCATTTTCATTAGAAGATAGTGGTTCAATTAAAACTACATCATTTGTTTTAATTCGACCTTGTTTCTGAATAGTTCCTCGTGGTGCTGCTAATCTTGTGTCACCGTTAAATGTAATTACACTGAATTGGCAACTTCCAAGTGCTTTATCTACAGTGGCATACAATTGTGACATTTTACTGTCAGCATATTGTATTGGCATCCGAACGATTGGGCATCGTTTAGGACGTGTATTGTTAGTTCCTCCTTGTTTACGTTTAGGCATTTTATACAATTAGTTATATCTATATATTGACGTATAATTTTAAATTTTCAATTTTTTTAAATTTTATATCATATTCCATACTGGTTCGAATATGATATATTCGCTTGGAATAATCTTATTTGATAGAACATTACAAAGTATAGTACATCAAACAAATAAAAATTGATTGACATCCAAATATTTCAAAAAATGAGTTCATTTTATTAATAGACGACAATGTTCTTTTATCAAGAAGATCTATAGATCTTCTTGATAAAAATTGATATATTATTATTTATAATAATATATTATATGTATAGTAATATGTTTGTTGTCAAAAGAAATGGAATGAATGAGAATGTAGTATTTGATAAAATAACCGAAAGATTAAATCGATTAATACAAGATAATGAAAAAAAGATTCTTAATTCTACATTAATTGCCCAGAAAGTGATTAATTCAATCTATAGTGGTATTACTACAATTGAATTGGATATGGAATCGGCAAAAATTTGTAGTAATATGGTAACAACAAATCCTCTGTATGGAATGTTAGCAGGTAGAATTCTTGCAAGTAATCTTCAAAAAAATACAATGGAAAGTTTTGTCGATACTATGAATAAAATACAATCTGAAAATAATATAATAGATAGTATATGGTTGGAATGGATTAATATGAATAAAAACGAATTAGATAGTATGATTGATATGAATAGAGATTACAATTATGATTATTTTGGTTTTAAAACATTAGAGCAATCTTATTTATTAAAAAGTTACAAGACGGATATAATATATGAAAGACCTCAACATCTATTTATGCGTGTTGCTAGTTATATTAATATGGGAAATCTAGAACACATTAAAAAAACATATGATTTGTTATCATTAAAATATTATACTCATGCTACCCCCACACTATTTAATGCTGGAACAAAAAGACCACAATTGTCTAGTTGTTTTCTTCTAAGTACCGAAGATAGTCTCGACGGAATTACTAAAACATGGGAGCAAGTTTCTAAAATTTCTAAGTGGGCAGGCGGTATTGGTCTTCATGTAAGTAACATTAGAGCGAAAGGTAGTATTATTCGTTCTACAAATGGTACATCTGGAGGAATTATACCAATGCTCCAAGTATATAATAATATTGCTCGATATATTAACCAAGCAGGTAAACGAAAAGGTAGTATTGCCATATATTTAGAAACACATCATGTGGATATAATGGATTTCCTAGAATTAAGAAAAAATACAGGTGCTGAAACAGAAAGAGCGCGAGATTTATTTCTTGCTTTGTGGGTAAGTGATCTATTTATGAAAATGGTAGAAAGTGACGGTGATTGGTATTTAATGTGTCCAGATGAATGTCCTAATTTAAATGAGGTGTATGGTAACGAATATGAGACACTCTATATGAAGTATATTGATGAAGGTAAGTTCCGAATTAAAATGAAAGCACGAAAATTAATGGAAAAAATAATGGAATCACAATTAGAAACAGGAACCCCTTATATGTTGTATAAAGATCATATTAATATGAAATCAAATCAAAAGAATATAGGTATTATTAAGTCTAGTAATTTGTGTGCAGAAATTGTCGAAGTATCAAATTCAAATGAACATGCTGTATGTAATCTTGGTTCGATATGTCTTAATATGATGACAGTTCCTTTTATTTGCGATAAAGTATTTACAATATATACAAAAGCAGATTGTATCTACTGTACATTTGCAAAGAATTATATGACTTATCATAATTATCCTTTTATTGAAAAAACATCTGAAATATCTAATAAATTTAGAAAAATAGAATGTACTGACGGTGTATGTATTAGAGAAAATATAGTATATCCACAAATTTATTATGACGATGTCTTGATTGGAGGTTTTAATGATTTGGTTAAATTTACTGCTAATACATATGATTATATGAAATTATGGGAGATTGCCTATAATGCAACTATCAATTTAAATAATGTAATAGATGTTAATTATTATCCAACAATTGAAACAAAATGTTCTAATATGAGAAATAGACCAATTGGATTGGGAATACAAGGATTATCTGATACATTAGCACTCATGAAGATACCATTTGATAGTGAGACGGCAATACAATTTAATGAGAAGATGATGGAGACGATATATCATGCATCTATTACAGCAAGTAAAGATATTGCTAAAAATAGATATAATGATATGATGATATTTATAAGTTGGAGAAATGATTATATGTTTAAAACAATTCCAGAATATTATGATATAAATTATACTATACATGATATTCATATTAGTATGACAAGACCTCCTCCTGGTATTATAGAACAATTAAATACTATATATCATAAACATAAGATAAATCGTTGTGAAATATATATGAGTCAAGACTCTTTTGATAATATGAGGTATGGCGCCTACTCATCATATCACGGTAGTCCAATTTCACAAGGTATTTTTCAATTTGATATGTGGGAACACAAACCGTTTAATTATGATTGGGATACATTAAGAGAAGAAATTAATAAATATGGTGTAAGGAATTCTCTAGTTACCGCTCTAATGCCTACTGCTTCTACATCTCAAATAATGGGAAATAATGAATGTTTTGAACACCATACAAGTAATATATACACTAGACGAACAATTGCTGGAGATTTTCCTCTAGTAAACCGCTATATGGTAGATGATTTGATAGCAATTGGTGTATGGAATAATGATATTAAACAAATGATTATTGGTTGTAATGGAAGTATTAATCATAATATAATGGTGCAAACTATACCACAAATATATCGTGATTTATATAAAACAATTTGGGAAATAAAACAAAGTTGGGTACTACGACATGCTCGCGCTAGAGCGCCGTTCGTCGATCAAACACAAAGTATGAATATATTTATGGATGTACCTGATTATAAAAAATTAAATAGTTGCCATATGTGGGGATGGAAAAATGGTTTAAAAACTGGTATGTATTATCTTCGCACTAATCCTGCGGAAGATGCTATTAAAGTAACAGTTGATCCAAAATTAATAAAAACTCTTGATAACTGTATGTCCTGTTCATCATAATATTATTTTATAACTCATTATATATGTCTTCTATATCACAATTGACAAAAGAGGAAGAAAAAGAATTAAATGAATGGTATGCATCAAATAATGTTAATAATATGATACATAATATTAATATGAATATACTGGATGATAATAATACGATGAATGAATGGATTGTTACCAATCAACTGAAACTAGATGCTTTGAAAAATGAGTTTATTAAAAAATCAACAAGTTAAAAAGATAAAACGATATCATAATAATAAATGTCAAATACTAAAAAAATTTCACAACAAATACAAGAAATATTAGAACAAAATAAACTAGATGATCTAAATAGATTTATTGAGAAGCGCAAATGTCTTAATAATAGTAATTCAATTATGATTTATTTATTCCACATAGTCCAATCAGCAGGAATATTAACTACTACTATTGCAACTGGTTATTCTATGACACAATTAATTTGGGTTGGTGTTGGATTAAATGTTCTTGCTTCACTTATAAATTGTCTAGAACAAGTAAATAATTCAATGTCAATACGATTAATGAAAGATATAAATAAAATCAAAGATGGTACATATGTAGATGAAGATGTATTGGTTGAATCTGAAAAAAATAAATTAATAAATGTAGATAATAAAAATACATCTGATATATGAACTCATTTTTTATAGACGGTTATGTTCTTTTATTAATGATATACTTGTATATCATTAATAAAAATTGATAGATAAATAATTAAACCATTATTATTATAATTTATAATAACTATGAGTATAAAAATACCAGATACTAAATTAACTAAAGAAGGTTTCATTATTAAGAAAACTAAAAACAACAAAGATATGATTGAAAATATTAAAAAAGATTTAATGGTTGAGCCATATCAAGTATATAAACAAGCGAACGTTAAACCAGTAAAATTTCCGGTATATCAAGAGAATGATGACTATATAGTTGTGCCTAAATTTTATGGAATTGATAAATTCGGTAAACCAAAAGTAGATATGATGGAAAAAGGAAAACCAATTAATATTGTATTTAATTCAAAATTAAAACCAAACCAAGTTGAAATTGTAGATAATACAATAAAGCATATTGATATAAATGGAGGGGGATTAATTTGCGCAGGTTGCGGTGTGGGAAAAACTGTAATGGGTTTATATCTTGCTTGTCACTATAAAGTTAAAACACTAATTATTGTTCATAAAACATTTTTATTAAATCAATGGAAAGAGCGAATAGAACAATTTACTAATGCAAGGGTTGGTATTATTCAGCAAAATAAAATTGAAGTTGAAGATAAAGATATAGTGATAGGTATGCTGCAAAGTATTGCTCGTGATAAATATGATAGTGATATATTTATGGATTTTGGATTTGTTATTTTTGATGAGGCACATCATGCTCCATCTGAATACTTTTCTAGAGCATTACCTACTATTTCATGTAATTTATCTCTTGGTCTATCGGCAACACCTAAACGCGCAGATAAAATGGAAAAAATTCTATATTGGTATCTCGGTGAAATTGCATACAGTGCTCCACCTAATAAGAATGATAGTGTGATAGTAAGAGCATATAATTATGATGTGAAAGATAAAAATTACAAAGAAGCACGATTACCATATACTGGGGAGATTAATAGACCTAAAACATTAAATCGTATAGTCGCAATAGAACAAAGAAATATATTTATAATAGATTTATTAAAAGAAATTATGTTAGAACCAGAAAGGAAGATATTAATACTAAGTGATAGGATAGAACATTTAGAAACATTAAAAAATATGATAGATTCAATAGATGGTTCCCCATTTACTTGCGAATTTTATATAGGTGGAATGACACAAAAGAAATTAGATATAGCAAGTAATGCACAAATTATTCTGGGAAGTTATGGAATGGCGTCAGAAGGTCTTGATATTCCTACATTAAATACTCTTATTATGACAACCCCTAGAAGAGAAGTAGAACAATCAGTTGGGAGAATTATTAGAAAGGCAAATCATATGGTTCAACCACTTATTATTGATATTGTGGATATGTTACCTAGTTTTGTAAATCAAGGAATATATAGACGCAAGTTATATAAAAAATTAAATTATAACATTGAAGTATATGAGGTTGAAAATAGTGTCGTTGTATCAAAAATAGAATTAAATAATACTATTGATATATCGGAGATTAAAGAAAAGAAGAGTAAAGGGTGTGTTGATTTTATTGATTAATTTATTTTGGAATAATATAATGTTCTTGTAGTTTGTCAGTAATTGATTTTTTTAATATAGTAAATCTACAAGACAAAAAACGTTTACGCATATTAATATTTGTCAGTAATGAAAAGATCTGGTTTTTTTCAACAAATATTAATATAGGTAAATTATAACTATTTTCCTCTATAAACAATCCCCAATCCGAGTCACTCTCGTCATTTATTTCGGATTGTCTTACTAGATCGATAAATTTTTGTGTTGATTCATATAGAGATATAAAGTCATCCTCCATCCAAATACCAATAAACCCAATTAGTTTATAATTATATATCATATCAATTTCCTTGCATTCTTTTTTATATGTAGATGGATCCACTAACCAATATGCGTTAAAATATCCGAGAGTTTCACCGTATCTTTTAAAATATGGAAATTGAACACTAGTCTTGGTACAATCTAACAATATTCCTATCTCGGGAGTGTAAAGGATATGAGTAAGAGTTGGATACACGCTACTATTTTTTAGTTGATTTAATGCATGGTTCTTAATACTACGATCGTGGTAATAACGCCAAAAAACACTTGATATTATCAGATGGAGTAAGTCGATGGTAGTTAATTTAATCTTTATGTGTTCTTGTAGTAGATCAAAAAGCGCATGTCCTTCACTAAAAGCACGAAGATATACATGACGATATCGTGGAATATGTTTACCCCAATCTTTTTTATTTGGATCTAGTTGACTCAAATACTCTGTCCCCAGTTCCTCTATTATTTGTGCTATTTTATTATGCTCGATGTTAAATTGTATGAGACGATGTAATTCGATATATTTATCATCATTCGTAGTGGGTTTATTCAAATCGTTAGTAATGTTACTTTGTTCAGTCATCATTTTGAATACAAAAAATTATAACTATTATACACCATAATACTTATAAAATTTCAATTTTTTTATATCATAAAATAAATATAATATAACAAAATAATCCACCTAAAAATGTAGTTATAATCCAATTTATTGGATATAAATCAAAATTAGTCCAGAAATAAATATATCTAAAAGGTGCTAATATCATACTAAATAAACTATCAAATGAAAATTCTTTTATTCCATCGCTATTTACTCTAAATAATACATTTCCCATTCCAGGTGATTCCAATTTATACAAAAAATAAATAAATCCAGTAATTCCTCCAGATAAAACAGGTATATTCATTAATATTATATATATTATTTTTACTTATATGTGTTAAATATTAAATTACTTTATAGTTAATGAAATTATTTAATATCTTCAATGAAAGGAAAGAACAATTGGTTAAACAAGAAGAAATTGATAACAAACTAAAACAACTCAATTGTATATGTCCCACTATTGTTAGTGAATATTTATTATTACAGCGTAATATTACAAGAAATCAACAATATAAAGTAATAAATACAAGTTTTTTCTCAATATATGATGAAATGAATGTTCAATTACAAGTAAATCAAAATATTTCCAATAGATTTTTACACCTTCGCACATTTAAAACGCCGATTTTATAATTAAATAAAAAATTGATTTAACTTTAATTTAACTTTAATTTATTAACAATATAAATCAACTTAAAAATGGAAACTACTGGCTTTAGTAAAAATGATTTAAATTTAAAAATAGACATATTTGTTCCTGCTGATGATGTTGAACGCCCTGTTGAATCAATTCCTAACCCTGACAATATTATATTTGACTTTAATAAGATAAATATTACTTTTCCACGAAAATATGTACATAT